AATTACATATTGTACTTCTGGATTAATTGATAGAAATAAGGGTTCTGTTCTTTCTTATCTGCATAAGGCAATCAAGGCACTCAATCAACTTCGTATGATTGAGGATTCCTTGGTCATTTACAGATTGTCCAGAGCACCAGAAAGAAGAATCTTTTATATTGACGTTGGTAACCTTCCTAAGGTAAAAGCAGAACAATATCTTCGTGACGTAATGATGCGTTATCGTAATAAGTTAGTTTATGATGCGAACACTGGTGAAGTTCGTGATGATAAGAAATTTATGTCAATGTTAGAAGATTTCTGGCTTCCAAGAAGAGAAGGTGGTAGAGGAACTGAAATCTCTACACTTCCTGGAGGACAAAATCTTGGTGAACTTGCAGATATTGAGTATTTCCAAAAGAAACTTTATAGATCACTTGGAGTTCCAGAATCAAGAATTGCTGCCGATGGTGGATTCAATCTTGGACGTTCTTCTGAAATTCTGAGAGACGAACTTAAGTTTGCTAAGTTTGTTGGTCGTCTGAGAAAAAGATTTGCTCAGATGTTCAATGATATGCTTAAGACACAATTAATTTTAAAGAACATTGTTTCTTTAGAAGATTGGGAAGAGATTTCAGATCATATTCAGTATGATTTCTTATATGATAATCAATTTGCAGAACTCAAAGAAACTGAGATGTTGAATGAACGTCTTGGTGTTCTCGCAACAATCGAACCTTACATTGGAAAGTATTATTCAACTGAATGGGTTAGAAGAAAAGTTCTCCGTCAGACTGATGCTGAAATGATTGAAATGGATGAGCAGATTGAACAAGAAATTAAAGATGGAATTATTCCAGATCCAAGTTTAGTAGATCCTATTACAGGAGAACCATTGCCTCAGGAAGGAGAGCAAGGAATGATGGGTGATGTGCCGATGGAGCCAGAGATTGATGGTGGAATTGCTGATGCAGATGGTAAAGCTGCTGAGATATAAATAACAAATATAGATATATTAAATTTTCATGGAAGAAATTGTAGATTTAATCGGAGCAGATTCTTCTGCATCCGATATCAGTGACAAGATTAAAGACGTTTTATATGCAAAGGCATCAGAACGTATTGATAATATCAGACCAACTGTTGGAGCATCCATGTTTGGTGACGAACAACAATCCGAGGATCAAGAATAATGACAAGAACTTTATTAGTTGGTGTTGGAAATGAAGTTGCTTTAAACACTCCAACAACTTTAGATAATGCAACTGTTGTTAGAGTTTATAATGGGGTAGGAAGCACGGCAACTGTTAGTGTTGCAAAAAGCACGACTGCCGGATATGCAAATACTGCCACCGTTTCTTTACCACAAGGTCACGTTGAATTCTTTGAAAAAGGTCCTCAGGATCAAATTTCAGCATCGGATGCATTAGTTGTAGGTTTAAAAGTAGGATTTACCGGTTAATTAGATGAAACTCATTACAGAAGAAATTTCAAACGTACAAATTATTACTGAAGGCAAAGGTGCCAGTAAGAAATTGTATATTGAAGGTGTTTTCTTGCAAGGAAATATCAAGAATCGTAATGGAAGAATGTATCCTATGGAAACACTTTCTAAGGAAGTAAACAGATATAATGAAACATTTGTTCAGAAAGGACGTGCTTTGGGTGAACTTGGACATCCAGATGGACCAACCGTAAATCTTGATCGTGTTTCTCATAAGATTACTTCACTTGTAGCAGAGGGAAATAATTTCAGAGGTAAGGCACAGATTCTGAATACTCCAATGGGTAAAATTGCATCTTCTCTTCTCGATGAAGGTGTAATGCTCGGAGTTTCTTCTCGTGGTGTTGGTTCATTGAGAGAAGATCGCAGTGGTGCGAAAATTGTCGGTGAAGACTTTATGTTAGCAACTGCTGCTGATATTGTTGCTGATCCTTCTGCTCCTGATGCGTTTGTTCAGGGAATTATGGAAGGCAAAGAGTGGGTTTGGGAAGGTGGAATCCTTCGTGAACAACTTGCAGAAAAAACTCAAAAGAGAATTAATACTCTTGTCGATCAAAGATCACTCGAAGAGCATAAATTGAATTTATTTAACGACTTCCTGTCAAATCTATAAATTATAAATAAATATAGATTAATACAAAAATATCTAATCAAATGTCCGTTGGTAGCAATTTACAAGAAATGGAAAACGTAGTAACCAAAGGCTCTGCTGCATCTGAATCAATGCCAAAGGCAGGGAGCAATGCTTCCGGTGTTTCTACACCTGGCCAAACTGGTAATTGGGAAGATCTCGGTGGTCCTACTCCAGAAAACTATAAGGTAGACGATAACTCTGCTAAACTCAAGGAACCTTCAATTGCATCTGTTAAGGATGTAGTAAACAGAGGTGCCAAGCCTGCTGAATCTATGCCTAAGGGTATGAAAGAAGAAGAGGAAATTGAGGGAGAAGAGATTTCTGAAGAAGAAACTACTGAAGAAGAAATCGTTGCAGAAGAAGAAACTACTGAAGAAGAAGTAGTTGCCGAAGAAGAAATTGTTGCAGAGTATGACATCGAAGAAGATGTTACTGCACTCCTTCAAGGTGAAGAACTCTCCGAAGATTTCGAAGAGAAAGCACGTACCATTTTCGAAACTGCTATCAAGACAAAAGTTGCTTCAATTCAAGAAGAGTTGAAAGCACAATATGAAGCAACTCTGGAAGAGGAAGTTTCTATCATTAAGGAAGAACTGACCGATAGAGTTGATGCATATCTTGAGTACGTCTGCGAAGAGTGGATGACTGAAAACCAACTCGCAGTCGAAGAAGGTCTCAAGGCCGAAATGACCGAATCATTCCTTGTTGGAATGAGAAGTCTTTTTGAAGATCATTATGTAAATATCCCTGAAGAGAAATATGATGTAACTGCCGCAATGGCAGACAAATTAGATGAGATGGAAGATAAACTCAACGAGCAAATTAAATCTAATATTGCTCTCAAACAAAGATTAGCTGAGTCGGTTGCTGATGTAATCTTCTCCGAGGTCTGCGAAGGTCTGGCACTTTCACAGAAGGAAAAACTCGCTTCTCTTGCCGAAAATGTTGAGTTTGATAGTGAAGACACATATCGTGAGAAACTGGAAACTCTGAGGGAGTCATACTTCCCAGCAAATGCCGGTACTCAAAGAGACAAGTCAGAGAACATTTCAGAAAGTTCTGATGCAGAAGTTTCTGCTTCCGTATCTCCTTTAATGGAGGGTTATCTCCAAACTCTGACCAGAGTTTCGCAAAAGTGATTTTTTAATCATAAGTCAAACTAAAACTTAAAAGGTAAATTCAAATGCAAGGTTTCAATGCTGAATACCTTCAGGAGAAGTGGGCACCTATCCTCAACCATGATGAGGGTCTCGGTAGCATCAAAGATGCACACCGCAGAATGGTTACCGCAGTTCTTCTGGAGAACCAAGAAAGAGCACTTCGTGAGGAAAGAGAATTCCTCTCCGAAGCCCCAACATCATCAATTGCAAACGCAGCAGGTAGTAATGCAGGCTACGTTGGTTCTGCTTCCGATGGTGGAAGTCAGGCAGGTTTCGATCCCGTTCTGATCTCCCTGATTCGTCGTGCAATGCCTAACCTGGTCGCATATGACCTGGCAGGTGTTCAACCAATGAACGGTCCTACTGGACTCATCTTCGCAATGCGTTCACGTTACACCAACCAGAATGGTGCAGAGGCACTATTCGATGAAGCAGATACTGGATTCTCCAACAGTGGTCTCGGTACTTCTGGTAAGTATACACCTGCTTCCGAAGGTGTTGAAGATGCCGTTGGTTTAGGAACCACTGGTTCACAGGGTGGTAGCAATCCTGGTCTCCTTAGCCCAACCGCACAGACCGAAGCAGGTTATACTGTCGGTCAGGGTATGGATGTTGCCCAGTCTGAAGCACTGGGTGATGGTCAGACTTTCAACGAGATGGCATTCTCGATCGAGAAAGTCACCGTTACTGCAAAGTCAAGAGCACTGAAAGCTGAGTACTCCTTAGAACTCGCACAGGACCTCAAGGCAATTCACGGTCTGAATGCTGAAGCAGAATTGGCAAACATTCTCTCAACTGAGATTCTTGCCGAAATCAACCGTGAAGTTATCAGAACCATCTATAAAGTTGCAGAGCCTGGTGCTCAAGCAAACGTTGCAACTCCTGGTACTTTCGACCTCGACGTTGACTCC